AATATTATTGCGGATGGCCGAATTTACCCCTGGTGTCCTAAGGAGCCTTCTAGAGCCTTGTAGTATATATAGGACACCAGGACACCACAAATATAGGACTTTTTGAGAGAGCTCCTCCTGGTGTCCTGGGTCATATTTACAAAAAATGCCACGAAACCCTAAATCGTTCCGTTTAACTACCAGGAACATTTTTTTAACGTATCCGAAGTGCGATGTTCCCAAAGATGAAGTTCTTCAAATGCTTCAAGGTCTTTCATGGTCGGTCGTCAGACCAACGTATATCCGTGTCGCCCGAGAGGAACATTCAGATGGATTCCCGCACTTACACTGCCTCGTTCAACTTTCAGGCAAGTCCAACATCAAGGATGCTGGATTTTTCGACCTTACTCACCCCAGAAGGTCTGCCCGATTTCATCCGAACATTCAAGCTGCCAAAGACACCAATGCCGTCAAGAATTACATCACCAAAGAAGGTGATTATTGTGAATCCGGGCAGTACAAGGTGTCTGGGAGTTCAAAGTCCAATAAAGACGACGTTTATCACAACGCCGTCAATGCAGCAAGTGCGGGAGAGGCTCTCGACATTATAAAGGGTGGGGATCCAAAAACGTTTATCGTGAGTTACCATAACATAACGGCTAACGTCGAGCGCCTGTTTCAAAAACCTCCAGAACCATGGGTTCCCCCATTTGAACTGTCGTCGTTCACGTCAGTTCCAGAAGAGTTAAAAGATTGGGCTGGTCATTATTTTAATGAGTGTTCCGCTGCGCGGCCAGATTTAATAGGAAAATCAAATAGCGTGTGTAATAGACCTATTAGTGTAATAGTCGAAGGTGATTCTAGAACTGGCAAAACAATGTGGGCTCGTGCTTTAGGCCCACATAACTATATGAGTGGTCATCTGGATTTCAATTCTAGGGTGTTCTCAAATGACGTCAAGTATAACGTCATTGATGACGTCGCTCCGCATTATTTAAAGCTAACGCACTGGAAAGAATTGATTGGGGCCCAGAGGGACTGGCAGTCCAACTGTAAATATGGAAAGTCAGTTCAAATTAAAGGCGGTATCCCTTCAATCGTGCTGTGCAATCCTGGAGAGGGGGCCAGCTATAAAGATTTCCTCGACAAAGCTGAAAATGCAGCACTTAGAGAGTGGACACTCAAAAATGCCAAATTCATCTTCCTCAACTGCCCCCTCTATCAAAGCACGACACAAGATCGCTAAAACAAGAGCTATCCGTCGAAGACGCATCGACTTGAATTGCGGCTGTTCCATATTCCTTCATCTCAATTGTCAAAAGAATGGTAATGGATTTACGCACTTGGGAAGACATCACTGTGTATCAGGCGGAGAATTCCGTTTTTATCTGGGAAGTTCCAAATCCCCTCTATTTCAAGATATACAACGTGGAGGATCCACTCTATACGCACACCAGAATATACCACATACAAATCCGGTTCAACCACAACCTGAGGAGAGCACTAAATCTTCACAAAGCGTACCTGAACTTCCAAGTCTGGACGGAATCGATTCGAGCTTCTGGGACGACTTATTTAAGTAGATTTAGGCATTTAGTTATGTTGTATTTAAATAGATTAGGAGTTATTGGTCTGAATAACGTCATACGAGCTGTTTCGTGGGCGACAGATCGATCATATGTAACTGGTGTCATTGAAGATCATAAAATAAAGTTCAATATTTATTAATTGGTTATCGAATCATAAAAATAGATCCGAATCTTCAATGTCGCATACACAGGGTTAGAGGCATGAGTACATGCCATATACAATAACAACGCGTTCTCGGTATGGTTATCATACTTCCCTGCTTCTTGGTGGTTATACACAACATGGTTGTTCACCTTCCAAAAGCGCCGGACCAGGGCTTGTTCGTTGCTAGCGTATTGTCCACCGGTGACTTTCGCATAAAACCGGTGAAGTACTTGGAAACGATCGCGTAGATCGTTCTTGATAGTGGCAGTACTAGGCTCGTTGTCGAACATGTTGAATACTTGCCCGAAATCCATAGGGATTCCATATGGTCTACGGTCACGTGTTAACCAGAAGATAACGCTGTTCGTATGGTTCTTCAACTTGATATTCTCGTCCATCCATATCTTGCCTAAAATATATACAGACTTAACACAAAAACGCTTACCAACGCGATGGGTAATACCATTACCCCGCGTCACGTCGGAAATACATAACACTTTACCAAGATGAGAGATATCATGCCGCTGCTCAAATGATTGTACCTTACATGGCCCTTCACATCCTTTGGGGATGTCGGGTCCTCGCAATGTGCGATAGATCCTGGGCTTTCTGTACGTGGGCCTGTTCACCCATGCAGCGGCCTTATTGAATTTAGGGCCCATACCTCCACGAGGCGAATAGTTAGCAGAGCGGGAAACCTTGGAGGTCCCCGCCATTAAACGCCATGGGGCATCCCTCTTAACCATTTCGAATTAAAGAGGTATGGGCTTAGACAGCTTTAATTTATAGGGACCACGCTTAGTCACCAAGTCATCATTATCTAGACTGTCATGGGTCAATATGATTGGTCGATATAATTGTAGTGGTCCCAAAAAAACAAAGGTTGTGGTTGCTTTGGGCCTGGGCCTGGGATAAAGTGTAGGACACCAAAAAAAGGGCGGCCATCCGGT